ATACCGGCGCAGTAAAGGCGACGAGCCTACAGGCGCGGGAGATTGCTGGCAGCTTTTTCCCGGATTGCAGGAAGAAAACAGGCATGCAGGAATCCTGCATCAAGATAGACCCGGCCTGCAAAGCGCTGCGTGCAGAGCTGGAGCTTTTGGGATTGTATACCGACAAGGCGGACAACAACGGAAAGGACATAAAGGGAAACCGAAAGGGCATTGAAGTGGGCATAGAATACGCACAAAGCAGCCTGGCAGACGGGCGCTTTTTTTGTGCGGACAACAATCGGTTTGGGCACGAGGACTTTTTGCGGGAAATCGGCATGTATTGTGTGGACGCGCACGGTCACCCGGTGGACATGTACAACCATGCTATGGACGAGTTTCGATATGCGCACAATTACTTCTATAAAAATTATGTGTTGTAAGGCGGTGTGAGGGGCCTTTGTTTGAAAGAATGAAAGAGAGGGTGAAGGGCTGGATGGAGCTGGCAAAGACAAAGACGGGCATGGCCAAGGAGTTTAAGGATATCTTTGAGGTGGGCGGCGTGCCGGCGTTCAATCAGTTCTATTACTTTGGCATATTCATATGGAAATACCTGTACAGGGGATATTACAAGCCATGGCACAGGATCAGCGCGCCGACGGTCAAGGATGCGCTTCACGAACGGGACCTGGAACGCATGGACACGGCCAAAGCGATCTGCGCAGAATTGGCGGGGCTGATTTGGAACGAGCAGTGCGAGATCAGCGTGTCCCAGGAGACCGGCAAAGACCAGCTGCTGGATGAATTTGTGCATGATGTGCTGATGAAAAACGGATTTTGGACAAAGATGCAGGAGCACATCGAACAGGTAATGGCGCTGGGCGGCGGTGCGATCAAGGTATGGTATGAGGAAAAGCGGGACGGAGAGGGCAATGTGATCCCGGGCAGCGGCAGCATCCGGCTGGGCTTTTGTATGGCAGATCAGTTTGTGCCTACGGCCTGGGACAATACGCAGGTGACGGACGGCGTATTCATCAGCAGGCAGGCCAAGGACGGCTATTATTACACCCGGCTGGAATGGCATAAGTGGGACGGGCTGACCTACTGGATCAGCAATGAAGCGTACCGATCTGAATACAAGCAAAACGGCGCCAAAGAGCCGCAGGATATTTTGGGCTTTCGCTATCCGCTGAACGCTGCCTACCCGTTTTTGGATGAGCAAACGCCGCTGCAAGGGCTTTCCACTTCACTGTTTGCCTATTACAGGCCTGCGATTGCCAACAACCTGGACGACGATTCCCCGCTTGGCGTATCCATTTACGCCAACGCGCTGAGCACGCTGAAAGCGCTGGATATTTGCTATGACAGCTTTGTGCAAGAATTTCGCTTAGGGAGAAAGCGCATCATCGTACCGGCTCAGTGCCTCCGCACGGTACAAGACCCTATAACGAAGGAATCCAGGCGCTTTTTCGATGCGACGGACGAAGCGTATGTGGCGTTGAAAACCGACGATACAGACGCGCTGAAAATACAGGACAATACCGTTTCTCTGCGGGTGGGCGAGCATGAGCAGGCCATCAACGCGCTGCTTTCCATCCTTTGCTTGCAGGTGGGCTTTTCCGCCGGTACTTTTACCTTTGACAGGGCGCAGGGCCTAAAGACCGCCACAGAGGTTATCAGCGAAAACAGCAAGACATACAAGACCATCAAAAGCAACCAACTACAGATAAAGGCCGCCATCGACAGGGTGGTGGACGCCATTGTACAGGTCGCGAGCCTATACGATGTTCATTGGAACGGAACGAGCATCCGAGCCCTTTCTGCGCTTGGCTGGGAAACCAAGGTGGTATTTGACGATTCCATTTTGCAGGATCGGCAGACAAACATCAACGAGGGTATTTTGCTGGCAACCAACGGCCTGATGAGCAAGAAGCGCTTTTTGATGGAAAAGCTGGGATATACCGAGGAGGAAGCGGCGCAGGAGTTAGAGGAGATTAAGCAGGAAAGCGGCATATCCGCAGATGTATTTGATTTTGCACAGGCGGGTGCACAGGAAGGCATGAGCCAGAACGAGGAGCCGGAAGCACAGGAGGAACGTGAAAGCGAGGCGGAGGATGAAAGCTGATGGCGCAGATTACGCAGCAGCAAATCTTGGCGCTGTCCGAGCCGGTAGAGCAGATATACAGCAACGTGGTGGATGCGCTGCTGGTAAACCTGGCCAAGCACCTAAAAGGCGGAGGCACCCTTACCACAGAGCAGTGGGAGATGCAAAAGCTGTCCGAGATGGGGCAGCTGACGCAGGAGAGCATTGAGATCATTGCAAACCTTACCGGCCTTGCGCCGGAGGAGATAGAAAAGGCAATGGAAAATGCGGTGCTGTGGGCGACAGAGGACGTGGAAAAAGCGCTTAAGGAGGGGGTAAAGAAGGGAGCGGTATCCGCGCCTCCCTCCCAGGGGGTCTTAGCGAGCGAAAGCGTAGCGCAGGCCTTGCGGGCGTTGGAAGCGCAGGCGGTGGACAAAACAAACTTAGTCAATACCAACATGCTGCAAAGCACCCTTGCACAGTATCGGAAGGCAGTGGCGAATACGGCGCACATCGAACGGCAGATACGCGCTGTGCAGCAAACCATGGATACCCAGGCGTCCCGTGTTGCAACCGGCACAGCAACGCGTACGCAGGCTTTGCGGGAAGCGCTGGGGCAAATTCACAAGGAGGGCATTACAGGCTTTTACGATAAAGCAGGGCGGCAGTGGACGCCGGAAGCCTATGTCAACATGACGGTGCGCACGACGGTACACAATGCCGCCATAGAATCGGTAAAAATACGCCAGGAGGATTACGGGGCAGACATTTTCCAGGTATCCAGGCACAGCGGCGCCAGGCCCTTGTGCTATCCGTACCAAGGCCGCTTTTTTACCTGGAACAACAGCGGCGGCACATTTATGGACGGCGAAGGGAAAAACCACAGGTATGTGCCTATTTCCTCTACAAGCTATGGGAAACCGGCAGGATTATTTGGCATCAACTGCGGGCACCATCCGATCCCAATTATTCCGGGAGTGACGATCCCGCGTGAAAGAGCCAAGCAGAACAAAGAGCAAAACGACAAGGCGTACGCGCTGTCCCAAAAGCAGCGGGCCTTGGAACGGAATATCCGCTATGCAAAGCAGCGGGCCGCCATGCTGGAGGCGGCAGGCGATACGGAAGGATTTGCGGCGCTGTCTGCCAAAATCAAGGAAGAACAGAGAAAATACAATGCGTTCTGTAAGGCGGCAGGACGGACAAAAAGGACAGACAGAACCCAGGTTTTCGGGTATAATAAAAATGTGGCAAGCAGTGCCAAGCAGGTGCAGCGCTTCAACAGCGTTATAAACGGAACCAAGACGGTGGACGGCGTTGCCGTGAGCGTGAGCGCACATACCTATGCACAAGCCAAGGCACGGAATGTTTCCGCAGAGAATATTGTGGACGCATTGACAGCGCCGCTTTCTGTGCGCAATGTAAAGTTTGACGCAAAGAACAGGCCGAGCAAGCAATACATCGGGGCAAAGGCCACTGCTTCCGTCAATCCGTTAAACGGAAGGGTCACATCGTGCTGGAGGACGTCCAGCGAGAAAGCAAAAAAATTGGCAGGGGGGAAAGGCGATGAAGTTTAAGTTTGAAGAAAACGAATTGCAGCTGATGCGGAAGCTGCCGATTTCCTTTGACCCGCTGGAGGATTTAACGGGAGATGAGATACTGGAACTTGTAGAGGCGCTGGAAGATCATCACGGCGCTGTGGCATACGAGGCGGAAGGTGAGCTTGTTGCTGATATTCTGACAAGCATTGCAGATCAAGGCGGCTGAAACGGAGAAATAAAAACCACCCCGAACAAGGGTGGTTTTTTGATGCAAATATTTAGGAGGGAATCATGAAGGAACCATGCAAACACACTTTTATCGGGAAGGCGGACGGGGTGCACTGCACAAAGTGCGGCGTATCCATGACCACGGAGGCATACAGGGCCTTCCTGGCCCCGCGGCAAGCGCCGGGGAAAAAGACAGCATCCAGAAAGAAAAAGACGGAGAAGGGGGAAAAAAGCTGTGATTGACTGCCAAAAAATGTGCCGCATGCTGGAGGGCGCACAGGCCATTGTGCGTACGATGATGGACAACCAAGAGGAGAACATTATAACGCCGCTGGAAACGTCTCTTAAAGCGATGTTGCAAGCGGCGGTAGCACAGTTCCCGTCCGCCGTACAGGGCGGCGAGATGGACGATGAATAAAAACAGAATAAGCAAAGCGCTGACAGGCGCTTTTTTTATTGCCACTTCGCCCAGCGTAACGGCGGAAAAGAACGCAGCGCCCCGCGTCTGAGGGCGGAAAAGAAAGGACGGAAAAATGGCATTATTCAAACGAACTGTGCTCAAGGAAAAAGGGCTGACGGACGAGCAGATCGAGTACCTGATGACGGAAAGCAACAGGGCCTTGGCCGCCAACTATCTGCCGAAATCCGAAGTACAGGAACAGATCAACAACGCATTGGATGACGCAAAGAAAAACGTGCCCGAGGATGTAACCCAAACCGAGGCATATAAAACCGTGGCAGAGGAGCGCGATATGCTCCGGGCTTTAAGCGGTGACGAGTTTTCCTCGGTAAAACCAAAATTCCGCGAGGCAGTATACAAAATGCTGGAACGCGGGGAAGAGGCAAAGCCAATCTCCGAGCAGCTGGAACACATCGCGGAACAGTATGAAGAATATTTTACACCCAAGCAAACGGAACAGCCGGCCAAGGCCCCGCAATTCGGCGCAAAGGTGGAGGGCTCTATGCCGCAGGGCAAGCAAAGCCCCAGCTTTGGCGATTATTGGAGCTTTGGCGGGCCGAAAGGAGAATAACACATGGCTTTTACACAAGAACCGGTCAACTACGCGGTAGAGTACGCAAAGGAGCTGGCCAACGCCTACCCGTATTTGTCCTATTTCAATGAAATCTGGAACGGACCGAACAGCACGAAATACAAGCCGGTAAACGGCAAGACCATCATGGTGCCGAGCATGTCTACAAGCGGGGCGCGCGCCGTGGACAGGGACAGGATCGACGGCGTATTCACCCGCAACTGGAACAATGATTTTCAGCCGCTTACCATGCGCATGGACAGGGAATGGGATACCCTGGTAGACCCGATGGACATCCAGGAGACCAACATGGTGGCGACCATTGCCAACATCACGGAGACTTTCAATCAGTTTCAAAAAGTGCCGGAAATGGATGCTTATGCGGCCCAGGCCGTGGCAAGCGCTGCGACCTCCTTTGGCAGCGTGGACAGCACCACGCTCAGTGCTGACAACATCCTATCCACCTGGGACGGGTATTTGGCGTATATGGTGAACCAGCGCGTCAACCGCGACCAGCTGACGGCCTATATGACGCCGGATGCGTACAAGCTGTTGAAGGAAGCGGCGGGCATCACCCGCTTTATCCAGGCGGATACCGGCATCCGAAACGTAGACCGCAATGTCGGCAAGCTGGACGGCGTGCTCATCAAGGAAGTGCCGGCAGACATCATGATGACGGCATACGACTTTGCGCAGGGCTGGGCACCAAAAGCCGAGGCCAAGCAGATCAACATGCTGCTGGTAAACCCGCTGTCCCTGGTAGCGCCTGTGGTATACGATACCTCGATGATGAGCGCGCCCACGGCGGCCACCAAGGGCAAATGGCTGTATTATGAGCGCTACTATTACGATGTGTTTGCCCTCAATCAGCGACTGCCCGGTATCTTTGCCAACATTGCCAGCGCACCCGCCCTCGGCACGGTGACCTTTACCACGAGCGCAGGGGCAGATGCAACGCACACCATCATCAACGGCCTGATGCCCGCGCCGTATGGCATGGGCTATGTGGCAAAATCCGGCGCGTCGGCAGACCTTCCCGATTACGGGGAAGCCTGTACCTCCGGCTGGACGGCGGTGCAAAACGGGGATGCAATCACAACGGCCAGCGGCCAGACCATCACCGTAGCGCTTGTCAACACCACCAAGGGCAATACGGCGGTAGCGGGCGGCTCTGCGGCGGCGGTCGTCGGCGCGTAAAGAGAGGGTATCAGATGGCGTACATCACCTATGAACAGTATACAGAGATGTATGGAACACCCGCCATACCAGAGGACGCATGCCGTTGGTAAAGCCGGTGATATCACGGGTGGTCTTCCGCGTGTAACT